TCAGCGGTCCCCGACGTTTGGGAGGGCGACGCCGGCCGAGAGGAACGCGGCGGCGGCGGCGACCCACATGGCTGCGGTCTCGTTCGAGACGAGGCCGTAGATGACGGCGAGCGGTGCGGCGGCGAGGACGACGCCGTAGAGCCACTGGCGGCGCGCCGCGGTGAGGCCGGGGATCACGGGGTGGGGGTCGTGGTCGGTCATGGCCGGTTCTCCTTGGGTTGGGTCGTTGTTGCGGCGCCTCGAGGGTGACTTCGGTGGAGCCGGTGAACGCGGTGAGCGGAGTCCTGCCCGACGGTGATGGTCCTGTTCGCCATGTTCAGCGTCTCAACTCCACGCGACGACCTGGGCGGCGACGCGTGGGATGAACGTCGATTCGGGCCAGAGGATGTCGATGTCCCCGACGGGGCCGGCTGGCACCTCCCCGATCTCGCGGCACCACAAGCCCACCCCGTCCTCCACCGGGGTCGTCGCCGGGTCGGTGGAGACCGGAAGGAACCGGCCGAGGATCACCGCGTGACCTGGGCCGCTGCTGGTGACGCTCGGGACGGTCAGGTCGTGCTCCCACACCTCGGTGACGAACGCGCCCGCTGCGATCCCTGCCGCCCCGCCCCATGCTGCGACGATGACGCCGAGCCAGTCGATGTCCACCGAGCAGTCGAGGGTGTCGCCGGTGCCGACGAGCAGCGTGAGGCGCACACCTGCCGCGGTCCACGTCTCGGTGACGTCCAGGTCGTCGCCGGACCACTCGGGGGTCGTGTCGGACAGCACGAGCAGCGCCTTGGTGTCACCGGGGTTGGAGCCGGTGACGGTGGGGATCGCGACGCTGGTGGTGGCGGGCGGGAACCCGAACAGGTCCGCGTAGTCGCCCGAGGTGGCGACGGTGGCGAGGGTCGGGAAGTCGGTGATGTCGCCGACCTCGTGCGTGTGCGCGGTGGGGGTGCGGGCGTCCGACAGGCGCGGGTCGGACGTGTCGACGAACCCGGACACGTCGGGGATCACCGTGTCGTCGGGCAGTGCCCCCACGTCCGCGGCGGTCGGGAGTGGGTGGACGTGATCGGCGCGCGACACCTCGTCGCTGGCGCCGGGTGCGGCGACGCCGAGCGGTTCGGCGGGGTCGTCACTCAACGGTGACGGCGCCACTGGGTTCGCGGCCAGGTACGCGGCGACCGCCGCTTCGATGGCAGCCGGGTCGATGTCGACCCCAGCACCGTCGGTCACGACGACGGTCCACACGACAGCCGGGTTGCGGGTTGACACCCACCGCTCGACCGACATCGGCGCCGCTTGCCACACGTCGCTCATGGCTGCGGCCTCACCGCGACGCGCGCCAGGTGACGCCACCGCCGCCACGGCAGGATCACCCTCGGTTCACCGTTGACCGTCGCGCTCGCCTCGACCCAGTAGCGGTGCCCGGCGGGGATCTTCGTCGACTCGAGCGCCGTCCACGACCACGAGATGACGGGCGGCGACGCGGTGAGGTCGGTGCCGGTGAGGTCGATCACCGCGACGCGACCGGTCTGGCGGTCCGGCACCGAGGACGCGACGAGCTCCCCGGACTCCTCGGGGGCGTCGCGGATCTCGATCACCAGTGAGTCCGGGTAGAACGCCGTCGACCCGGATGCTCGGGTGAACGACCGGGCGAGGTGTTCGCCGCGGCGTGAGGTGAACTCGGCGTCGAGCGCCGACGCGGGATCCAGCGGCATCGGGTCTCCTCAGATCGTGACGATCGCGTCGAAGTCGCCCAGGTCGAGCTCGAGGCCGGCGACGTCGACCTGGGTGGTCTGCGGCATTCGGAGGCTGTGCCCGGCGGAGGGAGTGGTGCGGTCGCACACGACGCAGCCGTGCTCCCACAGCGCCACGAGCAGCGTCGCGACGTCGCGGCGGCCTTCGTGGTCGTCGAGCAGTTCGAGCATCCGTTCGTGGCGCAGGCGGAGCCGTTGCCCGGCGCGCAACGGATGTCCCTTCACGGTGCCGTCGGTTGCGCGCGCGTAGCCGACAGGCCGGTCGGGGCTGTAGCCGGCGGCGGCGAGCTGCAACGCGTGGGTGATGTGCCCGCGGGCGAACTCCTCGGGCCGTGGGAGCATCGGCAGCAGCGGGATCCTGGCGGCGATCACGCCGTGCGGTTGGTCCTGCCATCGGCGGTCCAGGTCGATGCACCCGACGCGGCCGGCTTGCCAGCCTGACGACGCGCCGAACAGGCCGGCGAGCAGCGACGGGCCGAACGCCGAGATCTCCCACAGCTGCCGGCGGGCGCCGTCGACACCGAACCACTGGGCGTCGGAGCCGGTGACGGTCGGGTCGCCGACCCGACGGATCACCCTCGGCAGCGGCACCCGGTCGACGCGCAGCCCGTGCAGGTGCACCTGGGAGCGCCACACACCGGCGACCGGTTCACCATCGACGCGCTGGTACGGCACCCCCGAGCGGACCGCGGCGTCCGCGCCGGGGCGACCGACGGCGCCGGTGTTGACCCGCACCCGCGGCCAGTAGCCGCCGGGTGGGAAGAACCGGTCGAGCCGATCGAGTTCGGCGGTCAGCGCCGCGTCGACCGGCTCGTCCACGACCAGCCGGTTCCACGGCCCGTTGGGCCACATCTCGACGTCATCGAGGGGCGGCAGGTCCGCGGGCGCCCAGGTCGACCAGTCGAGCCGTGGCCCGTCGGCCTCGGACACCGGCCGGCGACGGGTCATCGCCCGAGTGCGTCGAGGATCCGGTCGGCGACCGCGCGGATCTCGCGGGTGAGCACACGGGTGTTGCGGGTGAGCTCGTCGCGGATCCAGCTGCGCGACTTCGCGTGTTCGTCGGCGACGACCTTGCGGACGACCTGCTCGAGTTCCTGGAGTGTTGCCACGATGTCCTCCGTGGTTGGTGGTGTTGGCGGTCCGGGTGGCGGGCCACCGGGTCGCGGTGCGCCGGCGCGGATCCACGCGCGCAGCTCGTCGCCGGGGCAGCCGGTGGGTTTCCAGTCGGAGTGCGCCCGGTCGAGCGGCACCCCGAACCGGGCGGCTTCGTCACAGAACGCGTGCTTGGCGGCGTCGGTGAGCGGGTCGCCGACACCGGCGATGTAGCAGGTGGCGAGCGACAGGTCGTTGCCAGTGTTCGTGCCGTTCGCGGCGGTGCGCCGGCCGGGTCCGCGCCCCTCGAACCGCGTGCCGTGCGGGCACACCCCGGACGAGTACGCGATGTCGGACCAGCCGCGGGCGTCCATGTGGAACGACTGCCACGCCCGCCAGATCGACGCGCAGCGTGTGTGATCCATCTGGCCGGTCCGCCACGGCGAGTCGCCGCCGTAGTGGGCGGTGAGGTGCCGGGCACGGATCGCGCGAGGCGTCGAGCGGGCGGGGCGGAGCCCGGCGGCGGAGCGGGACACCAGCGGAGAGGTCACAGCCCCGCCTCGGCGTTCGCGGCGGCCTGCTGCCAGTCGAGCACCTCGCGGAGCTCCACCAGGTCGACCGGAACCTGGCACGCCGACGGCTCGTCATCGTCCGCTGGGGTGTTCCAGTCGACGACGAGCCGTTCGGGCAGCTGGTGCAACCCCGCAGCGATCGCAGCGGCAGTTGCGGGGTCGATGTCGCCCATCACCCTTCTCCTCTCTGCCAGCGTTCCAGGTCCTCGATGCGGCGGCCGTGGTCATCGAGGCGTTCGGCATGGGCGGTGAGCCGGCCGTGGTGGTTCGCGAACAGCTGGTCGTGCTGCGCAAGGCGCGAGTCCTGGCCGGTCTGACCGGCGAGGATCTTCTCGAGCATCTCCACGACATTCCCCTGCCCATCCGGCGTGCCGATCGCCGCGGCAGCCTCCTCCGCTCTGCGTTCCGCCCTCCGCGCGGTCTGGATCATCGCGACACCCACGGTCGCCATCCCGCCGATGACCGCCACCGCGATCGCGACGAACGCACCCTCGGACAACCCGAGCACGGTCTCTGCTGCGGTCATGGCAGCCCGGTGAGGCGGATCGAGCAGGCAGCAACCCGCCCAGAGGCGCCAGCGACGAGGTTCAGCGCGCTGCCGGCCTGGTGGTAGACTTGGATCTCCAGCACGTCACCAGCAGCGAGTAGCACCTCCTCCACGAGGTTCACCGCTGTGAGCGCCCCTGCGAACTGTGCGGCGTCCATGGCGTCGCCGCTGTAGATGAGCGATCCGTTCACCCGTGCACGGATCGCCCGGTTCCCAGTGGCGTTCGCCGCGAACTGTGCGACCGCGATCAATTGGTACCATCCGCCGAGGCCGGTCGGGATGACGATCTGCTCCGGGTCGGTGCTGGTGTCGTGGAACGCGTCCGTGTCGAACGCGTCAGCGGCGGTGAACGCGACGGAGGTCCACGTCCCGTTCGGGATCGACTGGTTCGCCGAGCGGAGCACCTTGCAGCCCGGACGCCGGGCGAAGAACTCGAGGTTGTCGCGCACGGTGGTGCCCCACGACGCCGGCGGTGACACGCCGGGTGCGGGAACGTGGACGCTGTCGAGGTCGATATAGGGGGTGGTCGGCATCGTGGCTCCTTCAGAACGCCCAGGGGGCGGACTCCCAGTCGTCGAGGTCCCACCGGAACCAGCTGCGGCCCGCTCGTGTGCTGTCGAGGGTGAGCGTGACGGTGAGCCCGAGGTGGGACCACTGGCGACGCACCCCGGCGACGTGGGCGAGGACGTCGATCGGGTCGCCGATCGGGTCGCCATCGCAGCCGATCGGCGGGTGCTTCACCACCCGCACGAGCCACCCCGGTTCGACCAGCTGCGCCACCGGTGCGCACACACCCGGGTCGGACTCGACCCGGAAGCTGACCTCGCGAGCCCGCACAGGGCCTTGGGATTGCGACAGGATGATCCACTGGGCGATCGCGAGGGATTGGCGGTCGGTGGGGTGCAGCAGGTTGGAGAGCTGCACAGCGTTCCGCCGGCCGGTCGCTGCGATCGACGCGGGGTCGGTGGCGGTCTGTTGGCGACCGAACTCGCTGTTGACCTGCGCGACGTTGACCAGGTCGAACGGCGAGTCCTCGATGACGCTGCCTTCGCCGAACTCGATCGCGTCGCCGCTGGCCAGCAGGTCGGGGTCGTCGGTGATGGTCGCTTGGACGGTGGTGGCAGGCTCGTCGTTCCACGCCCAGTCACGGCGGCTGAACCTGATGCGCCCGAGCCGGTCGATCCAGATGCGGCCCTGCTCGGTGTCCTCGACGGTCTGGAGCAGCTCGAGGGGCGCGCGTGGCCGGTACGACTGGAGGGTGACGACGCCGCTGGTGTCGAAGGCGCCGATGTGCGCTGCGAGACCAGCGGCGGTGACGAGGTTGGTGGCTCGTTCGTCGAGCCGTTGGTCAGCCCACCCGCGCCACGCCGCCGCGTGGACACCGGCGGCGAGTGCGCCAAGGTCGCCGCCGTAGCCGCGCCACACGATGATCGGGTCGATCACCCCCTGGTAGGGGTAAACGTTCGGGTTCCACGGGTCCTGGACGCCAAAGTAGAGGGGGCCGGCGTCGATGGTGCCGGCAAGTGCGAGCGACACCTGGGTGAGGGCCACCTCGACGCCGTCGACCCAGCAGCGCAACGCCCCGGACCCGGCGGGGGCGTGCACGCACAGCGTGTGTGCACGGTCGTCGAACATGCTCGTGTCGATGACCGTGGAGCCGGTGCGACGGTGGGTGGCGGTGTGGACGGTGAAGAGGATCTCGCCGTCGATCACCTCGAGGCGGAATGGTCGCAGCCCGTCGGGTTCGTTCTGCTCCACGACGGTGATGCGTGGCACGACCGCCGGGTCAGTGGACGCCCGCCGCTGCGCGACCTTCGGGAACCGGAACCGGGTGATGAGGGTGATCGACTGGCTGGACGCGTTGAGGTGTCCGGCTGGGTCGTCGACGGTGCCCCACCCGTCGGGGTCGGTTTGCCCGAAGCTGCGCTCGTCGCCGTTGACGATCGGGTCGAACTCGACGAGGCCGCCGGTGTGGCGGGCGAGCACTCCGCCACCCCGGTCGATCCACCCACCGGCGGACGGCTGCCAATAGTGGTCGGGCTGCTCGCCGAGCCCGGCGACGAACGCTGCGAGCGCCGAGGCGGGCGCGTCTGCTGCGTCGAGGACGCCGAAGAGGTCGTGACACTCGACGGTGACGGTCTGCATGGTGTCGGTGAACGTCTGGGGGAACCCGCCGGCGACGAAACCGGACCAGCAGGTCTCCACGATGGAGTCGCCTCCGGCGCCGTAGACCGCGGCGCCGTAGACCGCGGCGCCGTAGACCGCGGCGCCGTAGCCGATCCTGATCCGCACCGGGGTGCCGATGTTCAGCTGCCCGAAGTGCGGGCCGGCGGTGTTGCGCGGGTCGAACCGGCCGTCGAGGTTCTCCAGGCGCACCGTCGCCGTGCCGACGGTGATGCCGCTATCAGGCCGGTCACGTCCGCTGGTTGCCTCGACGACGACGCTGCCCTCGTCGGCGTCGATCCACGGGGTGACGTCGACCCAGTCGTCGTCGTCGAGCGTGTCGCCGGGGCCGAACCCGAAACCGAACTCGACGCGCAGCTCCGTCGCGGCCGGTGAGGTCACCTCGCCCCCGCGAGGCGCCGCTGGAGGTGCGGCATCCGCACCCCCTTCGCGACGCCGACGTCGACAAGCTCGGCGACCTTGCGTTCCATGTCGTGGGTGAGGATCGACCCGCGAGCGTCGACGGTGACGTTCACGACGACCGCAGCTGCCGCAGGCGGGTTCGCGTTGGCGTGGAGGGCGGCGTCGCGGTAGCCGCCGAGGATGTCTTGGAGGGTGTCCTCCTGGCGGCGTGAGCGGACGCTCTCGCCTGCCTGGAGGATCGCGAGGCGTTCGGAGCCGGGAGCGCCGGGAACCCTCGCGATGCCGGTGTGCAACCGGGGGATCGTGAACGACGTGCCCCCGATCCCGGGGATCAGATCAGGGATCTTGATGCCCTTGCCGCCGATGGTGTTGTTCCACGCGTCCCTGATCGCCTGGGCGGCGGCCTTGAACGGAGCGCCGACGGTGTTCGCCAACCCCGACAGTGCGCGGGTGATGGTCTTCTTGACGCCGCCGAACAAGTTCCCGATCGAGGCGAGCACGTCGCTGACCTTGCGCTTCGCAGCGTCGAGCGCGTCCGAGATGGTGCGCTTCACACCGTCGAAGATCTCACCGACCTTGTTCTTGATGCCGGTCCACACGAAAGTCCACACGCTCGAGATCGCCGTTGTGACCCGTCCGATGGTGCTCTTCACCGAGTCGATCGCCCGACCGACGAGCCCCTTGATGCCCTCCCAGATGCTCGACGCGACCCTCTTGATGCCGTCCCACGCCTTCGACCAATCGCCGGAGATGATCCAGGTGACGGTGCGGATCACGCCTCGGATGAACTGGAGGCCGGCGGCGACGATGGTGCGGATCGCGGCCCACACGGGCGGCAGGACCTTGGAGATCACCGCCCACGCCGCGGACCACGCGGCCGACAGTGTCGCGAGCCCGGTCTCGATGATCGACTGGATCGGCGGCCACGCCACCCGGATCACCGCGGAGATCACCGCCCACGCGGCGCGCACCACCGTCGAGATCCCAGCCCACGCCGTGCGGGTGGCCTGCGAGATCCGGCCCCACACGGCGGCGACGAGCGCCCCGAGCTCGGTGACGACCGGGCCGACGTGCTCGCGCAGCCACGCGGCGGCGTCGCCGATCACACCGATGAACACCTTGACGGATGGGATGACGGTGTTGGCGATGAAGGAGCCGAGCCGTTGCAGCGCCGGCACCACCACCGACGCCACAACGGCACCGACCCGCTGCAGCGCAGGCCACAGCGATTTGGTGACGAACGTCCCGACGCGGCGGACCGCGGAGACGAACGCGCCGGCGAGGAACCGGCCGAGGTCCTGGAGCACGGGCCACACGCGGTCGCGCAGGAACCGGCCCACGGAGTCGACGACGTTGCGGAACCCCTCGAACCGGCGGTAGGCAATGACGGCCGCCGCGCCGAGCGCTGCGATCGCGGCGACGGCCAGGAAGATCGGATTCGCGAGCATCGTCGCCTTCCCGGTCGCCTGCGCGGCGTTGAGCCCCGCTTGGGCGGCGGTCGCCCCCTTGAGCGCCGTGCTGAGCGCCACTGCGGTGGTGACGAACTTCCCGACGATCAGCAGCAGCGGCCCGGCCGCCGCCGCTGCCGCCGCGAGACCGACCGCCCACTTCTGCTGGGTGGGTGTCAGCTTCCCGAGCCACCCGGCGAGCTTCTCGAGGCCACCGACGACCGGGGTGATGAAGTTGTCGATGATGAGCGGCGCGACGGTGATCGCGACGTCCTCGAACTGCGAGCGGAGGATCTTCAGTTTCGCGGTGAACGACTGGAGCTGCTTGTCCGCGACGCGTTGCGTCGCCCCACCCGCACCCTCGAGCTCCTGTTGGTAGCGACGGATCGCGTCGCCGCCGCCGATCATCGTGCGGATCGAGTCCGCGACCTGCTTGTTGAGGCCCATCGCCTGCAACGCGGCGGTGCGCTGCTCGTCGGACATCGGGCCGAGCGCCGCGGTGAAGCTGTCGGCGATGTCGGCCATGTTCCGCAGGTTCCCCGACGAGTCGAACACCTCGACCCCGAGCCGCCGGAACTCGTCCGCGTTCGTCACCGCCGCCTTCGGCAGGTCCGACAGGGTCGTGGCGAGCATCGTGCCGGCCGCTTCGGCCTTGATGCCCTGGTCGGCGAACAGCGCCAGGACCGCGGTGCCTTCCTCGATGCTCTTGTTCGAGTTCCGCAGCGCGGTGCCGGCCTTGTTCGTCATCGCGATCGCGAACTGTTCGATCGACGCGTTCGCGAGCTGGCTGGCCCGCGAGAACACATCGGTGGTGCGGGTCAGGTTCTTGAGGTTCTGGTCGGGGTCCTTGACCGACAGCCCGAGCGCCGACTGGGCGTCGGTCGCGAGGTCGGTCGCCCGGGCGAGGTCGAAGTTCCCTGCCGCGGCGAACCGGGCGACCTGGGGGAGCGCGGCGATCTGCTGCTCCGCGGACAGACCCGCGGAGGCCAGGAGGTAGTAGCCCTCGGCGGCTTCCTTCGCGGAGAACGTGGTGGTCTTCGCGATCTCGCGTGCGGTGGTCTCCATCCGCTTCCGCATGTCCGCGGAGACACCCTCTTGGATCGACAGGCTGTTGGTCATCGCCGAGTCGAAGTCCGCGAACGTCTTCACGGCCATTGCGCCGAGCCCGACGATCGGCAACGTCACCTTGGTGGTGAGCCCCTGGCCGATCTTCGTCATCGACGCGCCGGCCTTGGACAGCTTCCCCGACAGCCCTCCGAGCTGCTTCTCGGCGGTGCCGACCGCCGCGCCGAGCCCCTTGGTGTCGCCGGTGATGACGATCTTCACTTCGTTCTTCGCTGCCACCGGCTCACCTCGCCTTCTTCGCTTTGGGGGCCTCGTAGAGGAACGTGCCGCCGATCGGGGGGAGTCGTTCGAGGGCCTTGACGAACTCGATGAGCTCGCCGCGGGTCATGTGGTCGAGGTCGGCTGGTTTCAACCCGAACCAGTGGGCGAGCTGCGGGAGGAGCCGCCTCAGCTGGCGGCGGGGTCTTCCCCCTCGCCGGGCGCCTCCGGGGTGGCGTCGTCGACGAACTCGATCTCCGCGGCGTAGTCGATCGCGTCGGCGATCTGGTCGAAGGTGACCGGGTCGCCCTGGGCGCGGCGGGCGAGGAACACGATCCCTGCGACCATGAACGGCGCGTAGTTGCCCTGGCCGAGCTTCGCGATCAGGTTCATGGGGGTGAGGCCGATCGCCTGCATGAGCTCGGCTTCGGTGCGCCAGTCGGTCTCGTCGCGGTCGTAGCTGTAGCTCTCCCCGTTGACGGTGACCGACACGACGACGTTGTCGGTCTTGGTGCTCTTCGCGGAGCGGCGCTGCGCGCGGTTGGGCATGGTGGTGTCCTCCTGGGTGGTCAGGGGTTGGTGGTGTGGTTCAGCCGACGGTGAGGCCGGCGGCTCGCAGCGCGTCGAGGACGTGGTCCTCGTAGCTGTCGAGGATGTCGGTGCGGCGGGAACGCATCGCGTCGCGGACCACGTACGGCCCGGTCCCTTCGAGCACGTTCCAGTTGTTCCCGACCCACGGCGGCGGGAACTGGGGCCGCTTGCCGCCGAGGAACGCGCCCTTGCCGAACGGCACCCGCTTCGTGTTGCGGATCGCGAGCGACGCTTCGCGCACGGTGCCCTTGCCGAGCAGCACCTGCGCCGCTCGGGCCTGCTGGCGGGTGCCGCGTGGCGCCTGCGCCTTGGATTCGCCCTCGACGAGCTTCGCGACTTTGCGGTGCGCCTTCGACAACTCTCGGGTGGTGCCGGCGGCTCGCTTGAGCGCCGAGCGGACCTCGGTGAGCCCTTCGACGCGGACCGCCGGGGCGACCATCAGGCAGCGGTCTCGGTGATGTACGTGATGGTGAGCGGCTCGTCGACGCCGTTGTCGAGCACGACACCCTGGATCGTCTGGGTGGACATCTCCTGCTGGAGCTGCCCGAGGCTCACCTCGTCGAAGCGCAGCACGGGGATCTCGATCCGCAGCTCGGGGTAGGTGGTGCCAGTGATCGGCAGCGGCCCCTGGCAGGACACCTCGACCTCGGCGAGGGTGTCGCCGCGCTCGAGCGCGGCGAACCGGTCCCAGTGGGTCATGTCCTCGAAATCGAGCTCGCACTCGAAGGTGATCTCGCGGTCGCCGTCGCGCACCGGTTCCTTGCGGGCGGTGCCCGGCGCAGCGCCCGAACCGGAGATGTAGTGGCGGTCGGTCTTCAGGTTGTTGTTGCAACTGAGTGTCCAGGACGTGACCGGCACCGGCTCACCGGCGATCGACACTGACCCGGTCGCCCACGACATCACCTCGGCACCCAAGGGGTACGACGCGGTCGCGAGTGCCGTGGCAGTGGTGTGGTTCGCGAACACGACCTCGACCTCGAGGGTGAGGTTGCCCTCGACCTCGCAGCTGAGCGTCCACGACACGATCTTCCCGCCGCCCCACGTGAGTGCCTGGTCGGTGTTCTTGCAGGCGCCCATCACGACGTTCTCCTGCCAGGTGAACGACAGGCCGCACAGGTCGCCGAGCGTGCCGATCCACGCGGTGACACCCTCCGGCGGGGTGCTGGGGTTCGAGTCGCCCTCGACGTCGGTGATCTCGCCGAGCATGTGCTCCAGCCACCACTCGAACCCGAGGGTGAGCACCTCGAGCTGGCGGGTGCCGGACCCGCCCAGGTGGAACGGCTGGAAGCGGTCGGCGTAGGGCACGACGCGACGGGCGCGCAGCCCCTGGGACTCGGACCTGCCGGTCTCGAGCTGGATCGCTTCGCCGGGGAGGATCTCGTGGAAGATGTCCACGGTCACCCGGGCGCCGTAGCTCGTCTCGTTCTTGGTGCCGCACTGGTAGTCAGCCATCGGTGTTCTCCTCGCTGGTGGGGCCGGTGGTGGCACCGTCGGTCACGTCGCCGGCAGGGGGACCGGCGACGAGCTGCTCGAGCGTGTCGAGCAACTTCTTGCGGGCCTTCCCGGCCCGCTCCGCTTCGAGCGCCGCCGCGGCGCGTGCGGGGTCGCTGTCGACCCAGGCGAGCACGTCGCTGATCGTGCCGACCGGCACGTCGTCACCAGGTCCGGCCGGGTCCTCCCACGCGTCCTGGGTCAGCAGCGACTCGGCGACGCTGTCGGGAACGGAGATCGTCGCTCCGCGCTTGACGGCGCGCCATCGTTCGGGGGCGACTTCGATCTCGACGGCGCGGTACCGACCGACGTAACGCACTTCACGCATCAGGGGTCCTCACTGTGGGTTGATCCGTTGGTCGATCGACACCTCGAGCCGCATCGCCGACGCCGACCCGTGGTCGGTGTGGTAGCCGTTCGGCCCGTCGGCGAGCGTCACGACCGCCGAAGTGACGCAGAGGGTGTCGTCGCCGGTGAGCTGCGGGTTGTCGGCAACGACCGAGCGGACGATCTCGGCGAGCTGCTCGACGGCGGTGTCGCTGTCGGCGAACGTGTCGTCGCCGGCGGTCCACGCGACGCAGAACACCTCGACGCGGAACTGGTCGCGGTAGGTGTTGCGGCCGGCGCGCATCGTGGGGACGCTGGTGGTGTCGCCGAGGATGTCGCCCTGGAAGATCTGGGCGCGCCGGTCGGTCGCTGCGCGGACGCTGCGCAGCACCTCCACGTCGTCGGGGAGGTCCTCGGCATCCGCGATCAGGTCGAAGAGCCGTTGCGCGACCCGGGAGCGGGTGAAGGTCGTGGCGGTCACGCGAACCCCAGCTCGGCGCGGCGGTATTCGGCGATGACCGGGTCGAGGGACAGCACCCCGGTCCAACGGCCCGCGGACGGATCGGGGGTGCTGTATTGGATCGTGACCCCACCTTCGGGTGAGGTTTCACGGATCGCGTCGTTCGGTGTGCGAGCAGAGCGAGCGAGGACGTCGCGGCGGACGACCTTGCGGAGCTCGCGCACCAGCTTCCCCGGCGGCCGGTCGAGGCCGTGCTCGACGATCAGGTCGACCACGGCACGACGTGGGAACACGCCGCCATCCCAGCGGATCGTCGACGCACCAACGACGCCGACGGTCTCGTCGTCGAGGTCGACCGGTTCCCCGTCGACGGTCACCGACCGCACCGCTGTGACCTCGTGGAGGTCGACAGCGAGCTCGCAGCTGCCGGAACCGCGGAGGCGCAGCAGTGACGCCTGGGGGACCATCGCGACGTTGCACAGCTCCTCGAGGTGCGCCTCCCACTCGTCCCGCACCGCTGCGAGCAGCTCGTCGCGGTATCGGGTGCGGTCCCCGAGGTCGGGCTCGCCGCGCAACGCTTCGACGGTCACCCAATGGGAACCGACGACGTCGACCTGGTGCAACTGGACGCTCTCGGCTCCGTTGACCTCGGCGGTGATGCGCACCGCGAGGCGGTCGAGCACGTCGAGGTGGTCCTCGGCGGTGAGCAGCACCCGCACCGTCGCACCGTCGACGGTCGCGGAGGGCTCGGTGAGCTCGGTGCCGTCGAGGCGGGTGACGGTCACCGTTGGGTTCTCGGGGTGTCCGGTCGGGGGGTCGAGTTCGGTGGCGCCGGGGATGATCGGCCCGAACGGGTCCGAGATGAGCGTGACGGTCGAACCAACAGCGGCACGCATCAGCCCCTCACCTCCGCCATCGGTGGTTCGACCGCGAGCTCAACCGGCCGCCGTTCGATGTCGGCTTCGAGGACCGCCGGCCCCAGGTCGGGGTCGATGCGCCGCACATCCGCGGGCCACCACACCTGGTGGCCCTTCCAGTGACCGACGGGCGTGGTGCAGTCGACGTAGACGCGGTGGCCGAGGCTGCGGGCCTGGAGGCAGAACCGGATGTCCTCGCCGATCCAGCGGGTCTCGCCGTCGGGGCATTCCTCGGCGAGGTCACGGAACCACGACCAGTCGTCCCCGGCTGCGGCGCGGATGTCCTCGAACACGCTGCGGTGCACCAGCAGGCATCCGGTGCCGGTCGCGGCGACTTCGACGACGGTGTCGTCGGGGTAGTTGTGCGACACCTTCGTGATCGTGTCGGGGTCGTCCACGAACAGCGTCGGGATGAGCGCCCGCGGGTTGGTCAGCACGCCCTCGTTGACCACGACGCACAGCGCTCCGACGATCCTGGTGTCGGCCGCCTTCGCTGCGGCGAGCAGCCGGACGAGCGTGTCGGGTTGGAAGACCATGTCGGTGTCGCAGAACCAGCCCCACTCGCAGTCGGTGCGCAGCAGCTCCTGGACGAGCATGTTGCGGGCGCGGCTGATGTTTGCCCCGGACCGCATCGACAGCTCGTGGCGCAGCAGGTTCAGGCCGCGTTCGCGGTCGTGGACCTGGAGGTCGTGCAGCGACTTGTGGAACAGCTGCGCGACCGACCCGGCGTGCGGGTACATGATCGCCACGGTGTTCGGATCCATGATGGGGGCGTCTCCAGTGGTGGTGGGGTGGAGGGGCCGGCCCCCGGCCCGCCACGGGCATGGCGGGCCGGGGGTTGCCGGTCAGAACGTCGGCGGGATGAGGCCGGTGCCGGTGAGCACCTGGGTGGCCTCGGTGCGCCGCTCGGCGGTGAACGCGCAGTAGCCGTGCAGCACGAACCGGACCGACAGCTGGTTCGCGAGCACCTCCTCGAGGGTCACCGACTGCGGGCCGCCCTGCTCCTCCCAGAACAGGATCTCCTCGCGGCGGGTGACGATCACCGCGTCGGTGTTCCACGTCCCGTTGAGGTTCGTGGGGATGCCGGCGTCGGTGATGACCGGGATGCCGTGGATCGACCCGACCGGCCCGCCGGTGGAGGCGAGCTGCCCGGATGCCCACACGTTTTGCTGGCCGGCCTCGACGCCGGCGAGGGGACGCCCGGAGGAGTCCGTCGCGGTGACGATGTGCGCCCAGCGGCGGGGGTGCATCACGATCAGGTCGGGCGAGTCGTACAGCGAGGTCTGGATCCCGACCGTCGCCCCGGCGATCTTGCGGAGGATCGCGACGGCGGACGTCTCGGTGACGTTCTGGGTGGTGAGCAGCGTCGAGCCGAGCACGCCGAGGTGGGTGCCGTTGGTGCCGGATCCGGCGAGCGCCCCGATGTTGGTCTTCGTCGCGTACTCCGCGAACAAGTCGGCGACGATGATCTCCGAGGTGCCCTGGCCGCGCTGGACCGCCTGACGGGACGCGACCTGCTGCCCGGCGTAGGTGTTCACGTTGACGACCAGGTTGGTGGTCGCCATCGTGGTGTTGTCCACGGCGGTGTTCTGGTCGGACTGCGCCGCGACCGTCGACCCGGTGAGGGTCTTGGGGATCGTGACGGTCATTCCGTTCGCGGGGAGCGACAGGTTCCGCACCGCGGAGAGGAACGGGCGGCCCGAACGCAGCTTCGGGGCGAACATGTCCAGCAGGTACTGCGGGATCACCACGCCGGTCCAGGCGCTGGTGGTGGCGCGCTGCTCGAGGCCGCGTCGGGCGACCTCGTTGTGGCGGGCGATCCGCTCCGCGGCGCGTGCGTCGCCAGCGTGCTGGGCGAACACGTCCTCGATGAAGTCGTGCTCGCCGCCGGAGCGGTACAGCTCCGGCTCGTTCCCGACGCGGATCTCGACGCTGCGGCTCCCGCCGTCGCTGTCGGCGGCGGGGATGGTGACGGCCTCGGCGGTCGCTCGGGCCTCGGCGAGCTGCTCGAGCTCGGCGATGTCGGCCTCGATCTGGGCGCGCTGGGCGTCCAGATCGCTGAGCTCGCCGCGGAGCTCGTCGAAGCGGGTGCGCTCCTCGTCGCTGAGGGTGCGCTCCTCGCTGACGGGCGCCTCGAGGAGGGCGTCGAGGCTCGCCTGTCGCTCTGCCCGCTGATCGAGCAGGGCGCGCAGCTGGTTCCTGAGCTGCTCCAACATGGGGGTCTCCTTGTGAAGGGTTGAGGGGTTCGGGGTGCCCGTGGTCCAGGTGGCGGCCAGGTGCGCGTCAGGTGCACCGGTGCGGGTGCGGCGTGGCGTGCGGCGTGGCAGCCGGCGTGGGATGGGCTGGTGGTGGTGCGTCAGGCGCGACGGCGGAGCTCGTCGGCCTGGGCGATGTAGAACTCGATCGGCGGGCCTCCCGAGCGGCGCGCCGCGATGCGTTCGTCGCGGATCTGCACGACGGTCGCCGGGTTCGCCGGGTAGGTCACCACCGACACGTCGGAGAGCTTCAGTTCGACGATCCGACGTTCGGTGTAGTCGTCGTTCCACTCCTGGCGCAGCACCCGGAACGCGAACGACATCGCATCCGCGTGCTTGGTCTCGATGCGGTCGACGATGAACCCGGTGAGCGGATCCGCGGCGGGGTTGACGGTGCTGGACATGCGCAACCCGACCGCGTCGGACTCGAGCTCGAGGGTACGGGCGTGGGTGGCGGCGATCGGCAGGCCCCACGCGGTCCGGGAGTCGTGGTTCGACAGGAACACGACCTTGTCGCGCTCGAGCACCGACTTCGTCGCCGCGCCCGCGGCGACGATCTCGGTCCACCCGTACGGCGGGCCACCCGCGACGTCGTAGGGGTGGTCGTAGACGGTCGCGTAGCCGTCGATGGTGGCGGTGCCGTCGTCGTTGCGTCGCACTTCGGGCACCGACACGAGCCTGGCCTCGATGAGTTCGGACCCGCGGGTGCAGTCGACGCCGAGGCGGGCGTCGCGCCCCGGTGCGTCGTCGCCGAACAGGACGGTGAGCCGCTCCAGGAGCGGCTGGGGGAGGTTGCGCAGGTCACGCAGCGCCATCGGGGTCCTCCTGGGTCGCGGCCGGTTGCGGGGACGGCAACGGCGGCCAGACGTGGGTGTCGCCACCGGGCAGCGGTGGCCGTTCCTTGAGTGCACGGCCCTCGTTGAGCTGCAACAGGCCGTTGCGCAGCTCGCGGTCCATGACCTCGGAGCTGGTGCGGGCGTCGGTGCGGAGGAACGCGTCGACGTTCGCTCGGGCGTACTGCTGGCGGGGCAGCAGGGCGCTGAGCGCCTCCTCGAGGCGGCGGGTCCACGGCCCGAGGGTGACCTGGAGGACCGACAGGTGGCGCTGCTCGACGTTGGCGTAGGTGACCGAGTGGGTGCCGCTGGAGGATCCGATGATCTCCGGTGGGACACGGAAGAACCTGGCGACCGTCGCGTCGTTCGCCTGGATCGTCTCGAGGAACTGGGAGTCCTCGGCGAGGATCTGGATCGGCTCGTAGCTCCACCGGCTCCCGAGCGTCACCGGTTCACGCGAGCCGTGCACCTTCGCCATCCACCGTTCTTTCGCGGTGGTCGCCTCGGCCTCGGACAGCTCCCCGTCGAACTTCAACAGGCCCGACGGGTGGGCGCCGTCGTCGAACCAGTCCCGTCCGAACGCCTCAGCGGAGTGCCCGAGCGAGATCGCGGCGGCCGCGTAGGCGATCACCGACAGGCCGAGACGCTGCCCGGCGAGCACGTAGCCGGGCATGTGCCACAGCGGCCCGAGCGGCCACTGCTCGACGGGTTGGCCGCGCAGCTTCCACTCCTCGCGACCGTCGGGCAGCTTCCGCCAGGTGACGTCGTCGGGTGAGACGAGCTCGATGCGGGTCGGGGTGAGCCCTGTCCACGCCGTGACGACCCCGAACGCGTTGCCGCGCAGCAGCACCGACATGAGCGCCTGGGTGCGCCACACGATCGGCGTGACGACATCGGAGGGGGTGTCGACGATCGGGGCGGTGATCTGCCGGCGCACCCCCTGGCTGCGCCGGTAGGCGTGCCACGGCCAGGTGGCGATCATGTCCGCGATGAACGTCGAGCACGCCCACACCGCCGAGTGCCGCAACGCCGTGTCGACGCTCACCGACGGCACCGGTGAGCCGACCCGCCCGGCCCGGCGAGCGTCGATCCACGCCGAGAACTGGTCGCCGCTGCTCCGCTCGCCGCGTTCCAACAGCTTGGCGAGGATGCTCACCGGTTGACCACCGACACGAGGATCCACACACCGACAGCGAGCAACGCGGCGGGCCACCCGGCGAGCAGCGCCGCCCCAACCGCGGTCAAGGTGATGCCGAGCACCTCGAGCAGGATCGACAGCATCGGCACCTCCTAGAAGATCTGCGTCAACGCCGGCGGCGCCGAGTCGGTCTCGACGGGCAGCAACGCCCTGGCGACGGTCACCGCGACGAGCGGTGTGATCGGGATCGACGCATCACGCTGCGCCCACGCCCACGCGTCGCCGTACGCGGCGCTCGCGGCGTCCGTCGCGGCGAGATCGAGCGGCCCCTGACCGGCCGGGCGGGTGAGCCGACCCTCGGCGACGTCGAGGTAGAACCCCTCGCACGCCGCGCGGTAGCGGGTCATGGTCATCTGATCCACGAGATCGGCGGAGATGCCGGCCTCGCGGAACGCCGACACGACCGCACCGACCTGCGCGCCGGACGGGCCGGCGCCGATGCACCCGACCGACGTCGGATCCCACCGCTCGACAAGCTCCACGAGCCGACCGGGGAGCCACCCAGTGCCCTTCCGGTGCTCGATCAGTTCGACGTACGGGCGGCGGATGTCCCCGGCGGCGACGCCGACCGAACACCACTCGCCGCCGTGTGCGACCTCGAACGCCAGCGCGACGCGACCCGGTGCCACCTCTGGCGGGACGTCGGTCATCGTGTGCGCCCACTCCTCCGCCAGCAGCTTCGGGTCCGACTGGGGGGCTTCGCCGGTCTCGGGGAACACCACCCCGAGGCGTTCCACGGCGAACGCGTCGGGGCTGAGGATCGCGAGCTCGTTGTCGGTGACCCACTGCTCGGAGATCCGCACCCCTATCCCCGGGTTCGCGGCGTACCACGCTGCGCGGTCCTCGATGTCCACGCCGACCTCGCAACCCCATTCGGCATAGAAGACCCTGTCGGAACGGCCTGACAGGGCGTTGCGACGCACCCGGTGCAGCACCGTCGAGTCGGGCAACGGGGCGCTCGACGTGTAGATTGTCTGCGGTGCACCCTCGGCGCGCATCGACTGCGCCGACAGCGACGGGAGGATCGCCTGGATCTGCTCGTCGGTGAGGTAGAGCGCTTCGTCGAACACGACCCGCTGCGGGGAACCGCCCCGCACCGTCTTCTTGCCGCGAGTCATGAACCGGATCGTCTGACCGGTGTCGGTGCGCACCATGCGCTCCTTGCCGTTCGTGTCGTAGAACCGGGTGATCGCATCGAGCTCCGGGTGGGCGGTGACGAGGCTGCGCATCCGAGCCATGTGGTCCGACGCCGTGTCGTGACGGTGCGCCGAGTGGATCACCATCTCCTCACCGAACAAGTAGATCGCGGCGAGCTCGAGCGCTTCGAGCACAGCGTTCTTGCCGTTCTGGCGAGGCACCAGCAGCGCGACGGTCTGCGCTGCGAACGACCCGTCGGCCCGCTCACCGAGCAGGTGGTGCAGACACCACGACTGCCAGTCGTCGAGGAACAGGCCGCACTCGTTCGCGAGCTTCTCGGCCTCGACCGCGGCCGAGGTGACGACGTCAGCCGGCAGACGTTGCAGCCGAGGACGTTGCGCTCCGGCGACGAGCTGCTCGTTCGGCGCCAAGGTCAT